CACCAGCAGCACGCGCCAAAGCCCAGGCCATCGCCACGGGTAAAGAAGAAAAAGATCCGATGGATGATTTATAACGTATCACGGCTATAAAGCGTTGCCGATTAAAACGCTATAGCTTTTAAATTAGAAATAATGATAGAAGATTACAGAAACATTGAACCAATGCCTGAAAACGGCAATGATTTTATAGCCGATGTTATGTGCTGGGCGGTTGATAATATGGAACTTCTCAAATCGCAACCAAATGAAAGTGTGGACTTAATTTATAGTGATATACTTTATGGAACAGGTAGAAACTTTGGTGATTACCAAGACCTAAAACCTAAACGTGATGTTATTGAAAGCCACTACCTACCAAGGCTTATTGAAATGAAACGAGTACTAAAACAAAACGGTTCTATTTACTTGCAAATGGACTATAAAATAAGTCATTGGATTAGATGCTTAATGGATGATGTTTTTGGGTATGATAATTTTGTTAATGAAATCGTGTGGTGCTATACAATGCCTAATAATAATAAAAGGCGATTTAACGCAAAACACGATACGATACTATACTATTCAAAAGGAAAAGATTATACTTTTAATTGGAAAAATGTTCTTACTGAATATTCTGAAAGCAGTAAGGCAAGAGGTAAATATGGAAGTAACTCTATGATGGGTAAAGCTGAATCGCCTTTAAGTAAAAATGGTGGTAAAATTATGGAAGACTGGATGGTTATACATACGTTAAAAGGAAATTCTAAAGAGTATGTTAAATATCCTACCCAAAAACCGAAAGAGTTAATTAAGCGTTTTGTTTTGGCTTCAAGTAACGAAGGCGATGTAGTGGCTGATTATTATTTAGGTAGTGGCACAACCGCAGTAGTTTGCAAAGAGTTAAATAGAAACTTTATTGGTTGCGATATAAACCCTAAAGCTATTGAAATAACGAAAGCTCGATTAAATGCAGGAACGTAGCCTTGCACATAACGTTCCGCAAGTAGGCGCAGTATTAATTTAAAAACAAACAATGATATGAACGAAAAAGCAGAATTTGCAGTGCGAGTGCTTAGACAATATGCACTTGAAAACCAAGTACCAGCAAGAAGCACGAGCGACTTATCTCCAATGGAGCAGTGGCTAATATTGCGCCTACTTGCTGTTATAAAATCGTTGCCCGATTCAGACGAAATTAGAATCAAGGCACGAGAACTTGATGAAAAAGACTTTGCTCAATGGATGTGGGAACTTCAAAAGGGCAATGTTTTATAACTCGTAAATAAACAAAAACGAAAATAATTATTTGATTAACAACGATTAATAAATAATATTTTTAAAGATTTGGGTTTAAAAATAAAAAACATTGTTGCAAAGAATTAGACAAAGAAATATTTTTAACTAAAAAAAGATTGATTATGGATAAAGAAAATAAAACTCCGGAACAGCACTGGGAGGATATAAAGCAAAAATTATATAAAGGTAAAATTCCTGAATCTACAGATAGAAAAGTAAATAAAGCATTAAACGATGCTGAAGATGAAACTGAAAAATGGGAAGTGCTAATGATTTTTATGGAAACACTCAGAAATAAATTAGGATATTAATAAAATAAAAAATCAACTATAAAGAAGCATGTAAGCGAATGTTGCGCTATTAATTGTTGATAAATATCTAATAACTTACTAATATCTTTCTTGGTTTACGCTTGCATATATCGACCCTTTAATGTAGTTTTGAGCATTAAAGGGTTTTTTATGTCAAAAAAAATCACCAGGATTTTAGGGATACCAATTTACAGCGTGGAATCGCGCAGCGATACTACCACGCTTCGCAATCCGGCAGAGTGGCTGAAGCGTGTTTTTGGTGCTACTTCCAGCGCCGGGGTCGATGTAAACGAAGATTCGGTGTCGAACCTGATGGTGGCTTTTCGGTCTATCGACTTGCTGGCCTCTACCATCGCCGGACTCCCCAAAGGTGTATTTGAAAGACTACCCAACGGAGATAAAAAGCAGCTTATCGATAACGATGTAGCTTTTGCTATTCATCGCCCTAACCAGATGATGACTGAGTTTGTGTATTTTCAAACCGTCCTTTATCAGCTTTTGACCCGCGGCAACAGCTACAGCCGCATCATTACCAGTCGCGATGGCTATACCTTAAGGCTTTATCAAAATAGTGATGTAACGGTTTACACCTACAATCATAAACTTTATTACCGCTTTAAAGATGCTCCGGGGCTGCAAACTTCAAATAATGTCCTTCACTTTAAAGGTCTTGGCGATGGTGAACTCGGATTAAGTCCTATCCATGCAGCCCGCGAAGGGTTCGCCACCGCCATTGCCTCGCAGCGCTATGGCAACAACAGCTTTAAAAACGGAAGCATGCCGCCAGGATACTATTCCACACCCGAACACTTATCGGATGATGCTTACGAACGATTAAAATCTGATTTGGTGGATACCAAAAAGGGAGTGGAGAATGCTAACGAGACCCCGCTTCTTGAAGGGGGGCTGGAGTTTAAGAATTTCGCGCTGAAGCCCGAAGACCTGCAATTTATACAGAGCCGTGAATTTACGAACGCGGAAATCGCGGGATTTTTTGGCGTGCCGCTGCACCTGGTGTATGGAGCAATCAAACAGGGTGGATATAACAGCTTTGAGCAGTTCAGCACCGAGTTTGTGAAGTTTACGATTATTAGCTGGGTGAAACGAATAGAGCAGGAATTGGAGCGTAAACTTTTTACGCTTGATGAACAGCGCCAGCAGAAGTATTTTATAAAATTCAACGTAAAAGGACTGTTGCGTGGCGACATTAAAAGTCAAACCGAGTTTTATGATAAGATGCTTTACCATGGCGTTTTCAATAAAAACGATGTGTTAAAACTTGAAGATATGAACAGCGCGGATAATGGCGACCGCCATTATGTTGACCTCAATAAAATCCCGGAAGATATGATTGATAAATATTACCAAACAAAAATCAATAAAGAAAATGGAGCGTAAAGATTACATCAAAAACATAGAAGGCGCGGAACGGCGTTTTTTCACCGCTCCCGTAAAGGTAGAACATCGCGCTGAAGCGGATGAGGATATCGTGGAAGGCACTGCCGCTGTGGTGGAGCAGGTAACCGACCTTGGGTATATGAAGGAAAAGATTGAGCGCGGCGCGTTCGATGCGGTGCTTACCGATGATGTGCGGGCACTCTTCAACCACGATCCGAACATGGTTTTAGCGCGCACGGCCTCCGGCACGCTGAATCTGTCGCTAAACGATAATGGCGACTTGATTTATGAATATCGCACGCCCGACCGCCAGTATGCCCGCGACCTTTACGATGCGATTAAAAGTGGCGATGTTAACCAGTCATCCTTCGCTTTCCAAGTGGAGGAGCAGCGTTGGGTTTTTGATGATGACAACCCGGACAATGATTTGAGAGTGATAACGAAGTTTAGTCGGCTGATTGATGTCAGCCCGGTAACATATCCTGCTTACCAGGACACTACAGTTGCTGCGCGCAGTCGCGATAATCTGCGTCAGCAAAACAGTATGACACCTAAGATGAAAGTAAATCAAAGAAATCGAAAAATTAATTTAATACAAAAGCGATGAATAAGTATTTGAAAAAGGTTCAGGAGCTGAGAGAAGAGAAGAAAGGGCTCACTGCCGAAATGAAGCAGTTAAATGCAACTGCCGAAAAGGAAGAGCGCGACTTCAACGAAGATGAAGAAAAGCGCTGGGGCGAATTGGAAAAAGAAACGGCAAAGCTCGACAAGCAGATTGAGCGCAACCTGAAACTCGAAGCCGAGGAGCAGGCCGAGCGTGAAGCTGCCGAGGAAGCTGAAAAAAGAGGAGAGATGAAACCAAAACACGGTAACGAAGAAAAAAGAAAGAAAGATTTACGGAAGTTTTCATTCGTAAAAGCGATCCGCGAATATCGCAACGGCAACCTTTCCGGTCTTGAAAAAGAGATGCACGAGGAAGGACAACGCAACAACCCGCAAGGGCAGGGATTGCAGATTCCTTACATAATTCTGAACCAAGGAGAACTGCGTGCCGCAACGGCAACCGGTGTTTCTGGTGAAGTGGATGCAGGTGATTTTGTTCCTACTGAGCTTCGTGGATTTATCGACAACCTTCGCGAGCGTATGGTGCTGGCGCAAATGGGGGCCGATTTTATCACCGGGCTTTCAGGTAATGTAGATTTTCCGAAAAAGACCTCTGATGTAACTGCCACCTGGGAAAGCGAAATGGGAGAGGTTAGTGCCTCAGACATCGGCGCAAGCAAGGTGTCTCTGACTCCGCACCGCCTGAGTGCGCTTACTAAAATATCAAAGCAGCTGATGCTTCAATCTTCACCTGACGTGGAACGCATTGTCCGCGACAGTTTGCTGTTTGCAACGATGAATAAGTTGCAGCAGACCGCCATCAATGGCGCAACCGGAGGCGACAACCCGGTGGGTATTTTGAATAACAGTTCGATTACCAACACCGTAGATTTTGGAGCTAATGGAGCGGGTAATCCTACTCATGAAAAAATGGTGGAGTTTGAAACTAAGATTGCAGTGGACAACGCTGACATGGGTAAGCTGGCTTACCTCTCGAACGCAAAAGTTCGCGGTTATCTGAAGACGCTGGCAAAAGACAGTGGTTCCGGTCGTTTTGTTTTCGAAAACAACGAGGTGAATGGTTATCCTTTCTACGTAACCAACCACGTGCCCAGCAACCTTACTGAAGGGACGCACACTACCGAGGACTTGAGCGCGATGATTTTTGGTAATTGGGAAGACCTGATTATCGCACAGTTTGGTGGCCTCGATATTATCGTGGACCCATACACCTCAAAAACTACAGGCTTAACAGAGCTGCAAGTTGATTCCTTCTGGGATATCGACCTGAAGCGCGAAGAAAGTTTTGCAATAGCAGCCGATATAAACTTGGGTTAGGTTTTTCATGGTTGATTTTTAGTGGTTAGTTTGGAGAGCCGCCACGCGGCGGCTCTTTTTTTAGAAACGCAAAATCCACAGGTTTTTGACGGATTACGCGGATAAAAAAAGTTCTTAAAAATATTGCGGATAGGAGAAACGGTTAACTCGGTAGGCTCATAACCTACAGGAGCAGGTTCGATTCCTGCATCCGCTACTGTTGTTGTTGCTTAGAGTTAGTAGGCGGATTTCCTGTTAAACGGAGCAATAAAAGCCGCTGCTTAGCAGCAAGAAGGGGTGATGCCTTTCGATTAATTCCCGGCGAAGAATAGTAGCTGGGAATTATTTAAACCAAATAAAAATAAACAGAAATGAAAAACTATCAATTTAAAAAACACGGAACGCAATACGGTCACGGCTCAATGAAGGGTGATATTGTTCAGCTTACCGATGAGCGAGCGAAGCCGCTTCTTGATAAAGATGTGATTATGGAAGTAACCACCGAAGAAGCCTCCGACTTACCTGAAGACCTTCCGGGGCGTCAATATCTTGCTGACTTCAGTGTAGATGACCTGGTGAGAATGGATGCCGAAATGCTCCAGGACATAAAAGGAATTGGCAAAGCCACCGCGAATGCGATTATTGAATATTTTGAAGAGCAGAAATAATGAAAGGATACACTGTTAGCACACCGGCCACCAACCAGTTAACGTTGTTAAGCGTGGCTGATATGAAAGCACACCTCGAAATCCCGCCCGCCAAAACACGCTGGGATGGAATGCTGGAGACGCTGATTAAAGCCGCTATCGGTATGGCCGAAGCGATGATGAACCGCCAGGTGCTCACAGCAGGAATAACTTTCACATTCGATGCTTATGAAAGATACGTTCGGCTGCCGGGTGGCAAGGTAAGCACGTTTACCAGCCTGAAATATTACGACACCGACAACGCACAGCAGACGCTTACGCTCGACACCGATTTTGTGGTGGATAAAATCAAGCTCCCGGCGGTGCTCTTTTTCCTTGACGGGAAATTGGTAGACACCTACCAGCGCCCCGATGCTTTTGAAGCAAAGTATGATGCCGGGTGGGCAGTTGATGAGGTGCCCGATGATGTGTTGCAAGCCATCAAAATGACTGCTGCGCACTATTTCGAAAATCGCGAAGCAGTGCTGGTAGGGCGCCGCGTGGAAAAGATTCCGTTTGGCGCTGAAACAGTATTTAAAAATCACAGGATTCCTAATGCTTAAATAAAAACAAAATGCGTGCTTCAGATTATTCATACGACATAGAAATTTACGGTTACGACTTTACCAGTAATGATTACGGTGAAGAGGTGCCTTCTTATGCGTTGAAATATGAGGAGTATGCAGCCAAAAGCCAGGTCGACGGTCGCGAAGATGTGGAAGGGGTGGGCGAAGAAAAGCAAAAGGTGTACACCAGACGCGAGATTTGGACTATCCGCGATGCCGGGCAAAACATCACCACCCGCGACGAGCTGAGGCACAACGGGGAATCTTACGACATCATTAATGTCGAAATTATCAACGACCGTATTATCGAAATCACAACAAAATACGTGGGATGATAAAAGGAACAGCCATAAGAGACACGGCCAACTTTAGGATTGAAGGGGTTGAAGATGTGGTAAAACGCCTTGATGATGCGAAAATCAAAAACAAGGTTAAACCCATCCGTCAGGCTTTGCGCTTTGCCGCTGCTCCGATGAAACGCGATGCAAAAGCGATGGCGCCCGTTAGAACCGGTGCGCTGAAAAAAGCTATTGGATATATCAATCCACAAAGCAAAACCCAGCTCTTTATCTATGTAGGGCCGCGCCGTAAAAGCACAAATGTTTTTTACGGACACTTGGTTGAGTTTGGCACCGCGCCGCGAAAATACCGGAAGCCGCAATACCGGAAAATTGGCGGGAAATGGGTGAAGGTGACGCACACCGGAAGCACCCCGGCACAGCCGTTTATGCGCCCGGCTTTCGAAAAAAATAAAGAGAATATTGAAAAACGCTTTGAGCGGAAAATAAAGAAATTAATCGTTAAAGCCGCAGCTAAATGATACGCAAAGCAGTAGCACAGATATTAATAAACGACAGCGAGGTGAGCAGCCTCACGGGTGGGCGCATCTACCCGGTGGCTATGCCGCAGACGGCAGACTTTCCGGCGGTCACTTACCAGTTGATATCTACGCTGCCACACGACACGAAGCAACGCCCATCATCTTATGATGAGGCTGAGTTTCAGGTGAACGTGTTTGCGGAGCTGATGGCTGATGCGGTGGAGATATCGGGGCACGTGCGTCGCGCCCTCGATGGATACAGCGGCACGGTGGAGGCGGTGGATATTCCGGTGGTGCGATTCATAGGGATGAACGACGACCTGAGCGATGACCAGAACGTAAAACACACGGTGCTACGCTTTACAGTAGATGAGCAGCGCGTGTTGAACCTGCTTGAGAATGACCGCTGGGTGGATGAAGCCTATTGGAACGACTCAATAACGATGTTTGAATGAAATTCCAAATAACAAAAAATTGGAATTTGGAAGTTGAAATTCGAGTTTTAACAAAGAATGGGACAGGTAAAAGGAAATACAACCGTGATTGAGGTGGCGGGCACTACGCTGGTAAGCCAGCGGACGCTGTCGTGGAACATCACGACTGATTTTCTTTCTGTGGCCGGAAGCTCAGGGAAAAGCAAAAACCGGAAGCCGTCGGGGCGTTATGAGATGTTGGTGAGCCTGGGAGGGCTCTACGACCCCGAAAACCCCAACGCATCGGCAAAACTGCTGCTCGATAACCTGACCGGAAAAACAAGGGCTCAGATTACCGTGGGTTCAGACCTGGTTGATTACCGGACGTTTTTGGGTTATGTAAAAGATTTAAAAGAAGAAATGAATCAGAGCGACCTGGTAAGCTACCAGGCCACGATTGTTTCTGACTCAACATATGTGCACGTGGTTATCCCGTGGATTTTAGCGGAGGGTTCGTGGGATGATACGGGCGTGTGGAAAGATTACGAAGTGTGGAATGATAATTAATAATTTAAAAACATGGGACAGATAAAAGGAAAAGTAATGCTGCTTCAGATGGGTACTGTGGAGCTGGCTTCGCAGCGCGAATTGTCGTTTGAAATATCAGACGAGATGCTCGACACGACCGTGAAGGGCGATTCAGCAAAAAAAAGAATACCGCTTGGCGAATATGATATCAATCAGAGTATTGGCGGGCTGTATGAAACCGGAGCCGTGGCAGGTGCCGGAGTCAACGACCTGATTACCTCTATCACGAACGGAACAAAAGCAACGCTTTTAATCACGTCGACAACCAGCGGAGCCCCTACCTATGAGGTAGATGGATATGTAAACAACGTGAGCGTGGAGATGAACAAAGATGATGTCGTGACGTACAGCGCCGACTTTG